GTTCTCCACGATGATGTATTCTGGTCGTAACTCGCTAGTAAGGCGGACAATCTCAGACCAAAGCCCGGACCGATCGGCGCTGATTCCACGTTGGTAGCCGGCGATAGAGAGGTCTTGACAGGGGAACCCGCCGGTAATGACATCAATTCGTCCATGATTATTTGTGATTTCTTGTCCATTTAATTCCCTCACATCTTCATAAATAGGCACGTCAGGCCAATGTTTTTTTAAAACCTTTTGCGGGAATTTCTCGATCTCGCAAAAAGCAACAGTTTCGAATCCTCCGGTTCTCTCAAGACCGAGTGAGAAACCACCAATACCGCTGAATAGGTCCAAGACGTTCAGCTTTTTCATATCAAACTCCCTACTCTGATAAATTCTTGATGTAATCGCTTGCGTCGTTCGCTGACTTGTTCGGGGTACGGTGGTATTGCTTGTGGTGTTTTTCGCAAAAACTGCTGCGTTCCATGGCAATCTCACCGCATTTGTTGGCGTCTATAAGCTCTTTGCCCTTAGAAAAGGCCTGACAAGTCCTAACCATCCCCTTGATCCTCTCCGTAAATCTCTATGTAAGATATTTTGCCTTCGATGCGGTAAATACAAACGGCTTCCATATTTCTATCGTCAGGCGTTACTTTAAGATTAACCATCACGTCAACAATAGGTTTAATGAGGTTGTCTATATCAGCCTTTGTAGCTTTGCGGCCAACTTCAATGATAATTTGGTATTTACCAGCGACGACTTTTAAATTTGGGATAAGTTGCGCGGATATCTCAGCGCCTAATTCTCTTTTCCATAAGCGATAACCCTTAGTGCAAGACCTATGGTTTCCGACATTTTGCGTGGATTTATTAAGAGAAAAAGGCTTTGTGACCATCGTTAATCGTTTTAGGAGTTTCATAATAGCCACCTATTCTACTGGACGTGTTAGTCCTAGTTTTTCTGAAATTTCTTTGACAATCTTCTGCTTTATTTCATCACTTAGATAGATATCAGCAGCCATTTGACCAGTAACGTCTACACTCATCTTGATTTTTGCAGGCCCCGCGCTTCTTCCGCTTATTTCTGCGAAGTGGATTGTCACGGATTCCAAAATACATTTTGTTTTCGAGTTTAGACACATTTCATATTTTTCTATCATTTATCTTCTCCCTTATTCAGCAATTGGCAAATCTTGCGGGCGTTGGACTCCGCGTCTTCAATAGCTACCTGATGCCCCGACCAGTTCAGACTCCAGAACAGGCAAATAACTTTACAGACTTCGTCCTCAATCCAGATTATTTCGTCATCCTCGCGGGCTCTACAGAGTTTGTATAACATTTCATTCTCCTTCCTCTGGCGGCGTATATCCGTTAAGAGCGGCAATGTCTTTGCTGATTAATCCTTTATCGAATAGATTTTTAGTGTCTTGATTAGTCATAGGTAGAATTTCTGGATATGCGAAGGTCATTTTCTGAGCAAGATCATTTTTCCGATCCTGCCGATAATCTTCAATAATCTTAAGATTTTCGACGATATCTTCCGCTTCCATCGCAATATAGTCGGAAAATTGATGACCATTCAGACCCAACTTGATCGCACGATCCTTGGCAATATCCATCTGCTCGGTGCTATATCCTTCTGGCGCGTCGATATTGTCGTACACCTCAATCGTTTCCGGCGCGGTCAGTGTTTCGGGCTTGATGCGGCCTGCTTCGATCATGGAGTTGTAGATTTCTTCATGACTTGCAGGACATTCAGAAGGGTCGCAATCTTGCGCCGACAAAAACATGGCAGACGTTACACTCAAAGGCACCACCGCCAGCCCCATAGGTTCGGCAAGCGCGGCGAGGTCGGATCCGGTGAGTTTGCTGAGTAGAACCCGTGTGAAAATTTCATCTTTTTCACGTTGATCTTCACTTACCTTAGTTTCACTCATTTGTAATTATCCTCCTCTAGTCCTGTTGTTTCTTTTAATTGGAACCAGAAATTTTCAGTCGGCGCAGTTGTCCCAGCTAAAATGTTTGCGAGATAAAGTTTTCCGAAACCCATCATTTGTGAGAGATCGCGCATGAACTTTTTTTCTGTTCTCACCCAATTTTTAATGTCTTTTTTAAGTTTTTCTCGGTTCATTTTATTTCCTTAATAGCTGATTTTAATATTTGGGATATTGCCTTTTGCAATCTCTGTGATTACGCATTTAGCCGTTTTTTGGTTAATGCCAGCGTCTAACAATGCGGATAAGGCCTCGTTATTGATTTTTGATTTATGTTTTTTATCAGCTTCTCGTTTGATTGCGGCCTGTTCTTCGTCGCGTTTCTCTTGCTCTATACGTCTACGCTCTAATTCTGCGGCGTGGGCTGCTTTTGCATTAGCTACCCGAGTGGCTTCTTCTGCCTCTGCAATCTTAGCCTCTGCCTCAACACGTGCTGCCTCAGCAGCTTCACGTTCATCTCGCGCCTTTGTCTCAATGGCCTCGCGCTCTGCTTTAGCTTTAGACTCTACGGCATCGGCATCACGCTTGGCCTTAGCCTCTGCCTCAACACGTGCTGCCTCAGCAGCTTCTTTGGCAATAAGTTCCTCTCTTTCTTTTGCTTCACGTTTGGACTTTTCAGCGCGTAACTTTTCAAGCTCTGCGGCTTCTTTTTCGGAACTTAACAATGTGTTAAAACGCGCGGTTAAAAATGAAAGGCTCTCATTATATTCATTTTCTGCGCGGCTCTCAAATTCCTGCCATGATGTAGAAAGAAAAGCGTCTTTCATTCCGGCTATGCTGTTTTTTACTTCTTCGCTGGTTTCATTAAAAAGACCCTCTCTAAATCCTACAATAAGAGAAATATTGTTTTCATGCCCTTGAACACGTTCTTTTTCAGCGTCTTCCCATTCGGTCAAAGGTTGGCGAACGGCGTCTTGCATGGATTGAAGCTTATCTTCCACGCGATTTCGCTCAACGTTAATAAGCTTAATTTTACCGCGAACATCCTCTGTCAAAGCCTTGCCTGACTTGTCCATAGCCACTTTAGACTTGGCAATCTTGGCAGCAAATGAGCGAATTGCATCACGACCTTTCTTTGTGGACATATCACCCGAAAAATTATCAATCTCTTTCTGGATAATATCAATTACGCCATCCATTTTTTTGGAATCTGTGAATAATTCCATGACGTTTAATTCTTTAAATACGATTAAATCATTCATTTTTTATTTCCGTGTTTTATGTTTCTGATGACTAATTTCTACATGTATAATTATTAATAGTCAATATCTTTTATTATCATTTATTACTTTACATTACTTTTTAGCTGTGCAATAAAACAATTAGAAAAACACAAAGGGAATTGAAAAAATGAGTAGAATTCATACAGTTTATAAGGGGGAGTTGAACGGTAAGTTGGTTTATATTGGAACTACAATACAGAAACCATCTGACCGTTTTCGTTGGCATAAACACAACGGCAAAAATCTAGACTTCACGGTTTTACATCAGTTTGATAGTGCGGATGAAATGCTTGATACAGAATTCGAACTTATCAAAAAACATAATCCGAAAATGAACAAAATTAAGCACAGAAAGCAAAATCTAAATGTTCGATTAACGCCAGAAATTTTAGAGTCTAGAGAAGGCTCAGATGAATGGTGTCAAGGATGCTTAAGGCGTCGAGTGAATAAAGGTTACAAGAGATGCATGCGGTGTTCTTAGGAAAGGGAATTGAAAAATGTCACACAACGAAACACCACTATCAGACGAGGAACTAGACACAACTTGCGACTTGGGCGACTGCCTCGCGATGTTTACAGTCTGGAATATTGACGGCGATATCCAAGCCCACCTAGAAGGCGTTAAGGCGCTGGACGATGACGGCGAATATATCGAAGTGCAAGGCGAGGAGCTTTACCGCTGGAAGGCCCAACTAAACACACAAGACAATAAAGATCTTGTGCTTGAAAAATTCTATAATTGAGGGACGGGATTATGAGAATTGAATTCGAAGCGCCATGCGGACAAAACCTTTATCGTTTAACTTACTTTGTGGACGATCACTATTTAACCTTTGAAGGTTATGAAATATTGAATTTCGAAACCAACGAGTTCGACGGGATTAAGCAAGATAAGAGTTTGAGAAATACACTCAATAAGCCGCAACACAGAAAATTAGCTAGACAGATAGCAAGGGGAATTAAAAATGACGGATAAAAAAGAAATCATCGAAGCGGGCAATAATACGGTTGCGACTGCACAAAGTGGACATGGACAATTTAGTAATTTGATCATTGAATTGGCCCGAGACCCTAAGTTTGACGCCGAAAAATTGCGCGTTATGTACGACATGGACAAAGAAGATAAGGCGCGGTATGCAAAAGAATCTTTTGACGCTGCTATTATTCAATTCCAAAATGACGTACCGCGTATTTTAAAAACCGCCAAAAGCAACAACGGGAAATACGCGAAACTAGATAATATCATGGCTGTTATACGGCCTCATATGCAAGCGAACGGGCTTTTAGTTCGGTTTAAAACTGGACGTGTTGGTGATTGTACCTCTGTAACCTGCATTCTTTCTCACACTGGCGGGCATTCAGAGGAATCATACTGGGAAGGCTCAATCCCATCTAACAACGCCACAAACGACGCTAAAACGTCAGGAATGGCTATTACGTATGGTCAAAGATATACTCTACTGCCAATGTTGGGCATCGTCGCTGAAGATGATAACGACGCGAATCAAGTCCCTGTTATAAGTTTTGTTTCAGACGAACAGATAAAGGAGCTTGAACAGCTTCTGATTGATTCAGGCTCCTCCGCTATTGATCTTTGTAAATTCTATAAAATCGAGTCAATTAAAAGCCTGACCACAGCCGACTTCGAAAACACAAAAGCGACTCTTGGTGCTAAAATAAGGGCCGCAAACAATGAAACCTCATAAGGTCACCCAAAACACTCACGAATGGCACGAACTCAGGAGAGGGAAGCCAACGGCCTCAATGTTTGGGCAGGTAGTCACGGAAAAGGACCTATTGAAAGCTGAAATTATCGATTTGCTTTCGAATAGCGAATACGCTCAATCTGAACTTAAAAAAAAGAAAGTGGACGAATTACATCATATAGCTCGCCTTTTGGGCGTTAAGTTAAACCCTAAGCTCGCCATGTCCAAGACGGATTATCATTTTAAACTGGCCTCTGAAATATTATATGGTTACGATTGTGACGAATGGCTAGGAAACGCTCATACCGATCATGGGCATGAATCTGAGATGATCGCGGCTAAATCATATATGGATATTATGGGTATGGAGCCTGAGCAAGTAGGATTTGTGACCGATGATGAAGAGACTATAGGATGCTCTCCGGATCGCTTTGTAGGAGAAAATGGCCTTATGGAAATAAAAGCTCCTTTGGCGAAAAATGTGGTTAAAATATTCGCAACTTACAAGGAGACTGGAGAATGCCCTACTGATCACAAAATGCAGATACAAGGCCAATTAATGATTACAGGTCGAGAATGGTGCGACTTGGTCTTATACCACCCGCGCGCCACGGTGAAGATTATTCGCGTTTTTCCAGATTTTGATTTGCATGAAAAGCTTAAAGAGCAATTGAAAGTCTTGATGAAAAATAGAGACACCGCAGCTGCAGCCATGGCGGATTATTAAATGGAATATGAATTCGACACTGGCCTTTTAGAGAAACAGGCAGAAGAGGCCGCCAAGAGAGGTCTACAGCGGTATAAGTCGTTTTTCCCCTACATAGTGAGAACGAAAGCATGAGTATTGAAGAAGAAATAAAACTTATCCATCAGCGCACCAAAGCCTTGAACGATAAGCACAACGTCAAAACGGGCGACCCGGTCACCAAGGCTAAAGAGGAAATCAATCTCTCAGGTTTCTGCAAACACTCGCCGAGCATTAAAGGTCCAGAAGTTGAATATCTGAGCGAAAGCCAGTTTTCGGATGGTTGGCACGCGGCAAGGCTGGTCTATCCGTTAAGCGATGGCAGCTATGTTGAGCTTGAGGTTGCTTGGTGACCGCCTAGCACAATCAATGCCACTGATTCAGAAATCACCCCAAAGAGCGAAAACCAACGCCGGAGTATTAAAAGGAAAATGGAACCATGGCATCAGCCGATTACAAACTATGTGGCAACTGTGGAGCGAAGGCTTTCTATGACGCAAATACCTGTTGCGATTATCCCTCGGAACTCGATATCTATGACGGAGAGTTTTCAGATTGGGACGAAGACGGACATATCGCGCTCTGCACCGAATGCTACAAGACACATAAGGTTATCATTGTATCAAGAGAAGAAATTACACTGGACCTAGAGAACGCTCCCCAACCCATCTAGCACTAACCATGCCACTCCCTGATATATCCCTATCGCGTATAACGCGTTTTATGGAAAATAGTTAAATACTATCTAAAGAGAAAAGGAGTTAGAATAATGCGCGGCTGTGATGGGCCGCGTTTATTTATTTAGCCCTACCAGCCATTTTCTCGAATGTTCGCATACCACCAAGGCCAAGAAGAGACAAAACGACTGTAATCAATGTTTCTGTCCCGTTTAGAGCAGGTGGTTGCGGGCCTTCGAATACTGTAGCGAACCATGAGGCTATATCATAAAGAATAAAATGCCATGCCAGGGCGAAACCACAAACCCATCCAATGAACGGACGCCAGCCCGCAACAAAAACGGATCTGTGTGAAGCTTCAGCAGTATTCAATGCTATTTGTGCTAAGTGGGGTTGTTGTTTGAGCCTAACCATAACTTCATCATGTGAAAGCCGTTCATCGTCAGACGTGAACAGTTTATCAAACACGCCGCCGATCGCCTCAATAGGTTCCGCAGCAGCACCGCCTAATATTTTTGAAAGAAATCCCATATTTTAATTATCCCTCTCCCCTTCATACAAATTAAACAAGGTAGACACAAGATCACCGCCCTTCGGGGTTAGGGTTCAGTATTTCCAGGTAGCGGGTCTAGCAGCGTGCGCATGCCCATCGTCTACGTGGATGAATGAGTTAGCAACTCCGATGCCTATCATTCCGCAATTCATAGCAGTAGATATAACACGGAAACGCTGCTCGCCACCAGAAATTTTAATATCTGCAGCTTTACCTTGGCTGTGTGCGCCTGGGTTATCTTTCCGTTTTTCTTCTGGGTGTTCCGCGCAACGATAACCGCTTGTGATTGATATAGGCCCTAGAGCATCCCTGAGCGCCTGTAGCTTCAGCATGAACTCATGGTCCATATTTGCCTCACCATCGCACCTGCCGCACCGACAAGCCATTTCTGAAGGGCTAAAACTTGGCGTTAACTGTGGGTTCCAATTTGACATTATTTTGAAACTTTCACTGTATCAAATAATTTATCGAATACGCTGGAGATAAAAGGTTCGGATTCAGGGAAAACACCTATCCATATGAGGACCAACAAAAACATAACACATAACATGAAAGATTTAGGGTTTTTATCACCGTATGCACCAATCCATTTGAATATACGAACAAGAACAAAATTCTTTCCTTTGAATGATTCGAAATCTTGTCTTAGTAGTTCAGTTTGTAATTTTTGCTCAGTCTGGCTTAGAGAGATGTCGTCAACCTTTTTAGATAACCGATCTACACTCTCTTGAACATGTTCAATCAATTCCACAACCCCCGACATGCCCTTACTTTGCTCTTCAATAGACATGCCAATCAATTCTATATTGTGCGAGTTTTTATTTGTCTCTTCTTTGCGTTTATCGTTTGATGTGTAATGCTCTTTATCATTCTCTTTAAGAGTTGCCACGTTGTCGGATAAAACTGCTACCTCTGCTTTAACATCTGCCATGGCTAAATCCTAAACGCTGTGAGGCAATTATTCAAGATAGACCACTTTAGCCCGTTACCCGAATTTAATTTCGCAAGGACATAGCCAGAGGATTCACAAACCTTAACCACTTTGCGACCTATTAAAGATTCTTTGTCATATTTCTCTTTCTCCTGAGCACCTGTTCTCTTACTAAAATACCAACAATCGATGCCATCAGTAACGTACTGAGTACCGCCGCGGCCAGCAGACAGCAGGAAAGCAACCCACTGCAGATGATTTCGAGGTTTTCCAACAACCTCATAAATATATCCAAGCTCTATTTTATCCCTAGGTAGGTCATCCCATTTGGTCATCAATTTAATACTGAGTCTGATAAGAAAAATAACCAGGAAGCCAAATGATATGTAATTAATTATGCCAGCTTCTAACAATCCCGCATATACAAAAATATTGAAAAATATAAATGACAAAGTGATTATTAAATGTATACAGACAACTGTTTTTGTTCGCCATCTTCTGGTAGGGCATACGCTAAATGCACCGATAGCAAGCAAGAGATACTGCACATCATCCACCAAAGAAAAAGCCGTATGCATCTGTAAGTCAGATAAAACATACGTTGGTATATTCAAAAAGATGGCTAATACGAAATATATCATTAGACCGTACCGCGTTTAACTTTCGTTTTTCGGGCGCGAACTGCAGCCGTCTTTGTGGGCTTCTTGTCGCCGGACTTCTTCACAACTGTTTTTTTGGATTTAGGCTTAGACTTAGACTTATTATGACTTGATGTTTTTGTTCTTTTCTTGTTGTCTGAAGACATGTCAATTCATCCTTATACGTTAGGAATATATGAAACTACATCATCGATCCAGTCGGTATGTCCTATCCATGTTACAGACCAATCAATAGAACTTGCATCATATGTGAGAATACCCGCCAAGTCTAATGCTTCGGCCATCTCGTCAATGGCTGTTTTTTCGTCAATAGCAATTCTTGAAACTTTTAAGCCCCATTGACTAGAGAAATCAAGGATCTCCTCGACGGCATCGTCTGGCAACGCGCCGCCGCCAAGAGCGAGCAACCTTTCACCATTAAATTGAAGATAGCCGTCATGCGGATTTAATCGGTTCCTAACAAATTGACTGTCCAAGGTTCTAAGAAAGGTTTGAGTCGTCATATCAAGAGGAATAGAATATTGTGTCCCTCCTCCGTTCCATTGCCATACAATACCCTGATTTAATCTAGAAACTAACGCGGCGTCAATATTTGATTTCTTTAGCGTAGCGGAATCAGAAAGATTCGACGCATTATCAACAGTGATTGTTTTTGCAACACCATCAATTATCCAATAAATAAAACTCCCACCGGGATTCGCAGCGACGAACCCACCAAAATTAGCAACATGATTATCTGCATCCGACTCTATATCGAAATCCTTATATTTATCTAGTGTATTTCCTGTCCATTTAACAGCCGCAATGTAATCTTTCATAATATTAAATACCTTTATATAATCGATGTGTTAATTGATCCGCCATCGTAAGTATCAGCCCCTTGAGGTGAGATCGTTACATCGGTTAATTCACCAGAAAGGGACTTAGATCCACCTAGTAAATTCCAACCTTCTGAATTTGAATATACTACACCGGTAGCGATCCAGGTGTTATTCGCACTATCTTTTAGAGATAGTATGAGTGAACCTTGTATAGTACTTCCAGCCCCATTACTTTTAAGCGGAAAAGCTACCGTGCTGTTATTGCTGCTAATTGCCGTTGTAATGATCGTTTGACCAGCTTCGTACCCAGTAATTTCGACCCCTCCTGAATCTCCTAATTGAACAAACAAAGAGTCCGTTCCTGATAGGCTCACACCTTCAAAATTGACAAACACCACAGTAGCGCCTGAAGATATTGGAAATGTTACGCTTGTTCCTGATCCTGTAGACTGCTCAGTGCCAAGGGTGAACCCGCCAGAGGGAGCAACAACCGGCGTTCCATCTGCTTTAAAATAAACAACTTTAAACGCACTCACAGTATCGGCGTTGACAAAGGCGTAATCACCAGCGGCAGTAGTGATATTGGCTGATCCGGGTAAGGTAATGCCACTCCCATGAGTTAGGGTGAGAATATCGTCAAATGTTATCTTACGCCATAGCCCCGCGCTAGAGGCATCCGTGAAATCAACTATTGTTGTTGTGCCTGTGATATGCAGTGTATTACCATCGTCACCACCGAAAATATCAGTTGTTGTAGCAGAGGCAACCGCCGCACCCTGGCTTTCGTTAATCGCAAATGAATTGGTGTCTAAAGGCGCTTCCAATTTCGGATTTACAGGCGTTCCATCAGATTTAATTATCCATCCCGTTACTGTATCAGTTGCGGTTGATTGGCATTCAATAATATCCCCCGCTGACGTCGTAAAATTTGACCCCTTATTATTAAGAGTTATGCCCGCACCAACGGTAATTGGTACAGCGGCATCAAATTGCAATACAAATGCTCTATCTGCTGCAACGGTCATTGCAGAAAAACCAGTTGTACCGGTGACGTCGAAGAAATCTCCATCTGTGCCAATAACCAACGGAGAAGCAGATACCAAATCCGCACCCTTAACGCTAGCGATAGGCGGAATTGGTGAACCCCACTCTGTTGGGCTGCTGACAGGGTCGTTACCAGTGTTGCTCGCAATTTTAGAACGATACAAGAAGCCGTCTGAAGCTTTCGAATATTCATTAAGAGCAAATGTTTCGTTTGTGTTCCATGTTTTAGTGAACTCAATCTGAAGCCAGTTTGCGGGAGAAGTCGTCGGATTATTAGATTGATTAGCCGCAGTCAGTGATAAATAATAATTTCCATCACTTCCGGTTACTATATTGTTACCTCCAGCACCGTAAATCGTTTCATTATCATATGAACCGAACGCACCACTCGACAATTCTCCGCCTACGGGATCAACGTCCCATATCTGCACATCGTTTTTATCAGTGAGTTTTACACGCGCCGTACCTGTGAAGAATATGTTTTGCACCCTACCCGAAGCCGTTAAAATAACGGGATCAGTATTTGCTATAGTCTCTGAAATATCCGCAAATGTAGATTTAGGCGTACTTGTACCACTTTCGAAGAAGAACAGCTTCCCATTAACTAAAGGATCACCAGAATTATTAAAGAATTGTGTCCGTGGGTTAACTAATCTAGTCATTATTGTTCATCCTCTAATTGGGTCGCAGCCGTCACGCCTAAAGCAGCGCGTGGAACTCTTTGAACGTCTGTTAATCTTGCCCGTTTTTTAGGACTTGCGCCGGCAATTAACGCCTGCAATGCTTTAGCCGCGTCTGTTGCTCGTTTTTGCAAAATTCTCTGTGCCGCGTTTCCAATAGCAGGTATAGCGATCGCTCCCACTGCAGCGGCTCCAGGACCAAACGCAGCGCCAGCAGCAGCACCAATCCCGCCACCAGCGGTGCCGCCTAAAACATTTGTTTGTTTACCTGTGCCGAATCCAAGCTTACCAAGGCGCTTTAAAGTATTTGCGGTAAAGTCACCGTCGACAATCCCCTGCATAACTTTCTTTTCCGCATCGGTAAATCCCCTACTTCTTTTTTTACTATTGAGAATGTTTTTTAATTCTATTCTGATTCCGTTTTCAATGCCGCTCGCCTGTCTAGATGCCCTCACCAAAGCATCGTCTATTTTTTCGGACTTGATCGCTTGAGTATATAGGCGTCTGGCTTTCACCCATGTTTCATTACCGGGAAGAGTCTGTACAAAATCGTCAAAATTATTCTGTAACGTTCGTGCAAGTCTCACTTCATCTTTTTTCCCGCTATCTAGCGCATTACCAATAATTCTACGCATATTAAATAGCTCTTGAGCCCCTAAATCTTTACCCGATCGGTTGGTCAAGGTATTAAAAACATCGAATAATGTAGCGTGAAGTTTTGGATCTGCCCCGTCTTTTACAAGGTCATCTTCTGTTTTTGCCAAAAACGCAAAGAAATCATCAGAACTTAATTTAGATTCTGTCTTTTTGTAATTATCGAATAGTTTTGAGGCTTCTTTTATCAAGCCCTTGGTGTCTGGTGCATCGGCAACTTGCTTTTTAGTCAGCTTAGAGAACTTAGCTAAACTTTTTGTCGCTCCTGAAGTCCTCAACCCTGGCACGCCAAAATTAAATGCAAATTCAGTCGCGTCTTTCGGTTCAAAAGATCTACCCGCAGCCACTTCCCCAGGGACGCCCGCAAAAGTGAGTAAACTTGTAGCAGCATCCAAAGCTAAAGCCCCAACCCCAAAAGCAAGCAAAGGAACAGCGAAAACAGTTTCGCCGGTCTCACGACTTGTCCCAGTTGGTAAGAATAGGCTTCTTGATTCTGGCAAAATATCTGGATCAGAACTTTCTATTAAAAATCTCTTAGCGTCGAAATCTTCTAATCCGACATTAGACGCGGCCGCCTCAACCGCTGTAGGTTCTTGTGGTGGCAACGCACCAACCCTTCGGCGCTCTAATTCTGCTGCGATCTCTTCTTGACTTGGCCTAGAAGCTTGCGGTTGTTGCGTTGCAGCGGGCTGCCGAATAGCTCCCCGCCTTGCCAATTCGCCTAAAATTTCATTTCTAGTAGCCATTATTGAGCGGTCCCTAACATTTGCTGCAATTCTTCAGTAGAAAAACCACTTAAATCAGTTCCGCCGCCGCCAAGAGTAAAGCCTTGTTCGTCTGTGGCTCCTAAAGCAGGAACTAAGGGCGCTGTAATAGGTTCAGGGGCTGATTCTTGTCCAATAGGAAGTGTTTGTAATGCCGCTTGGTTCTGTCTCGCTGTGAATTCATCAAGTCGCTTCTGACCTAAAACACGAACTCTAGGGATATTGTCTTCATCTGCTTGCTGCAACATGTTTCCTATATTTGTATCAAACGATTGCTGTTGAGCCTCAAATAATGATTCTGACTGTCCGATAAAATCCTCTCTTTGATCCGGTGCAAGTCTGGTACCCTCACGAAGACTGTTATACAAATTAATAACTCTATCATCCACACCAGCGGCGTTTTGCGCTGTAGCAAATTCACCTTCGCGAACAGTTGATCCTGGGTCATTCATTTTCATAAAGTTGAAGATTAGGGAAATATCGCTTGCAGCCGTTCCTTTACGGCCAGAAAGTTGAATTCTATTTCTTGCGGCCTCGACTTGTGAGAATTCTTTTTCAAACGGCTTCAAAGATTGACGCAATGCATTAACCTGCTTTTGCTCAACCGCTTTAATCTCGGATTGATTTGCACCGTCAGCGATCAGTTTTTCCTTTTGGAAGGCTAATTTCTGTTTGTTTAATTCAAGCTCTCTGTTCTTAATATCTTGGTTAAACTCGAACTTGTCGCGCTTTAGGGCCAGTTCATCTTGCTTGGTCGTGTCAGGAGTAGCCAAAGGCGGCAAGACTCCTGCGTCAACGGCACGGTCATCAAGTATATTGCTTTCCAAAAGGAATTCTTCCAGAAATCCACCGCTTCCAGTAGGATCGTTAATTTCATTTTGCAAAAGGTTCAATTGCGCCAAAGTATCTTGGGGGTCTCCGCCATGTCGCTCAACCTCTATGGCCCTATTCTGGAGCAATTCCAAAGCCGACCCAAAATCACCAGCGCGGACGAATTTAGCCGACGCCCTATTATCTGCTAACAATGCTCGCCTACGTTCATCGCTAAGTTGTCGCGCTTGTTCTGCTCTTTGCGCCTGCAATTGTGGCAATTGACCAGAAACGCCAGCTCCGAATCCAGTTAGAGCATCTGCAATCGTGCCTAATGTGTTACCGTTTGCCATTATTGTATTGCTCCTAAAATTCCGCCAATACCACCAGCTAATTGACCTAACTGTCCTAAATTACCGGGCGTCTGTTGTACTCCAGGCAACCCAGGCAATCCGCCAATCTGTGACCCCGAAGATGTTGCAATGTTGGCAAGAAGTGCGGCTAAATCTGCATTGCTTTGCCCTTGCGCGGCTCCAGCACTGGACAACAAGTTTGCAAGATTACCTCCTGTAGTTCCCAATAGGTCAGAAATGCCCGCACCTTGTTGCGCCTGTAAATTAGCTAATGCGCTTGTAGTGCCGCCAATAGCCTGTGCAATCTGTTCACCCGCCCGCGTTCGCCCGCCCGATAAAGATTGTCCCGTTTGGAATGCCAGATTAGAGGCTTGTTGCCCGCCTTGTCCGGCTAGTTGCGCTTGCTGTCCTGCCGCCTGCAGTCCTTGCCCCGACACCTGCCCAAGCCTAGAAAACTGATCGTTTAGATCTTGTTGAGCGAACCCTACAGCCTGTTGTTGCAGAGCCCCGCGAACATTTCCACCACCTAACCCACCTATAGCGGCCTGATTTCTCAGTAATGCTTGCTCTTGACGATCACGTAAGAATTGTTGCCCAGGAGACACATTGAAATTAGCAAAAGCCTCTTGCTGCGCCTGCTGTCCTGCTGCACCAGATAAAGCGCCTTGCAAATTAATAGCGCCCGCGCCTTGTTGCGCAAAGGGTGACAAATCCTGACGACCAAGATTAATGCCTTGTTCAAGGCCAGACAAAGAAGCAGACAAACCAGACTGTAAAGCCTGTTCCGATCCTAACAATCCGGTTGGTGGTAAATGTCCTGCTACATGTGGCATTAATTAACTCCTATTAAATTCCTGCGCTACTGCGCGTACTTTCTTAGCGACCCGATCTTTCACTTTCGCCACCTCTTGCGCCCGCACCGCCGCCTACATTTCCTTCTGCTCCTGCAGTTCCCCCGCCGGTAGTCGCTCCACCGGTTCCAGTTCCACCAAATCCACCGACTTGACCCACGCCTAAAGGTGTGTCACCAAGCTCTATGTTTGCTTCTTTGCCACGCCTTTGCGCCGCTCTTTCCCTTGCTACACTTTCTGCTGCAACTGAAGCTCCAACCGGATCAGCCCTAGAAGCCGCTGCCCTTGCCGCCTTCGCCTCATTCGATGCCTGTGTCGCCGCAGGAGATTTACCAAAGGTACTGCGTGCCGCACCAGATTTAATAGCAGCCTGCGCCGCAGCTTCCTGTCTTTCTGTGAATGCTGCTTGAGCTGACGACGCCCGTAATTGTTCTTCTGCTGCTTGATTTTCTAAAGTCTGACCAAGATTTCGGGCTCTTTTAGCGGAGGCTTCAGCTATAGCTTTTTGACGGAAAGACGCTTGTGCCTTCTGAACAGTTTCTTCTGCGACAGTTCGCAATGTTTTCTGACCGGTAATAAGACGCGCGTTTAAAAGCTCAGAGAGTAGGCCGATCGGTTCCTCTCCTAAGAACCCCTTCGCTGCGTTAAGTGTATTCAGATTTGAAATCGTTCTTCCTATGCCAGTGGTCGGTATACCCACTCCTGGTAATCCGAAACCGCTTAATATTCCTTGGGTAAGATCTACCCCAGGTGACGTCAAACCGAAGTTCCCGCCTTGAGAAAAGTCCACAGCAGCAGGAGTACCAGAAGGCGACTCTTCTTGACCGCTAATATCGCCCCCTTCACCGGGAAGTAAAGGTATTACAGGCGGAATAACAGGGGCTTCTGGGGAAATGGAAGACGACGGGGTAAACTCAGACCCAGGCAACTGGAAAAATGTACCTCCTGCAAAAGATTGCGCAGATGGCTGTGCCTGTGGCTGGCCTTGTGTTTGACCAGGGAAAATAGCACTATTTAACGCTTGGAAGTCGTTTATATTTAGAAGTAAGTCGAAAATTGACCGCGCCATATTAAACCCCTATTGACCCTGTAGAAGCGCGGCAAGTCCCGCTGCATTCTGACCGGTTGGGAAGATAAACTGCGGGAATGGTGTTTGTAAGAATGAAGGATCAAATTGAACAGTTTGCGGCTGGAACCCGCTAAAGTCAGTAGCCCCGCCTAGAATGGCTTGCTGAATTTGCGGCAAACCTCTTGCAATTGTTCCTTGAGCACCAACGTTACCTTGCTGGAATGCTGACAATTGTTGCGGCTGTGATTGGGATAAGACATTTCGCGCAGCCTCGAACCCAATATTGCGATTGATGTCACCAATAGGTATAAGGTTTAAGGCGTCCTGTCTCGCTTGGCCCGCACGCTGCTCAATATTACCTTGCGCAGCCGCATTAGCGGCAATCTGTGCCTGCTGCGAAGAAGCATCCGAACCCCCAAAAAAGAAATCAGCTATGTTCGACATTGGAAATCTCCTCTTGAGTAATACCCATAAACCATTGATCCACTAAATCGCCGCCCTTCAAATAACTTTGACGGCTGAACCCTTCTTCTTTAAATCCAATTTTCATAGCAAAAATCTTTACATTCTTATAAATGACGGGGATGAAAACTATCACCTTCTTATAACACGGAAACTCATTAATTAACCAGATTAAAGCTAATTTAGTGGCCTCATACGCCCTTTTCCCTCTGAATTCTGTAAATATGCCTATGTGCATTTCAACAGACACTGAATTTTTTGCGTCAAAGCTGATATATCCTATAAAAACATCACCGTCATAAAGGGCAAGCCAACAAGTTCTTGAAAAATCAGGCTCGTATTTGATATTATTGATATTGTCTTCTGCAACGGTTTTATAGATATCGTCACGCAACGCACATGATTTAATCAAATCTGCGTCAGATGTTCGAACGACATTGATCATACCAATATCCAACCTTGCGTGCGATCGCCGCCTATGTCTGCATCACGCTTGATATAGAGAATTGCGCCGGTCGTTCCTATATCATCCATATACAATTGAGTTTGCAGGGCTTCTACGACTGTTTCAGGGCTTCCGGTACCAACAATAATCCCAGACAGGGCTACGAGTTGAGTAAATGAGCGCATGGTTTGCGTCATTTTTCCCTGTTCGGTTACAATAGGATTGGTTGCAGCAGGCGGGATTATTTTCATCGTGTGCCGCCTACAATATTGGCTTCCAGTTTAATTATTACCGGTTTAACTTTTTCGCTGAATTTAAAACGGAATATCTCAAACCGTGCGGCGCGTCCTAATTTTCTCCAAATAGAGCGCCTGTTGTGTTCTCCTATCTGCCCAATTCCTCTAGTGATTTCGTCCGAAAAGGTCTTTCCGTCTTTACTCCTCGACATTCGAATAACTGGATTTTTTGTCACCAAATCGCCGACACCCGCCTCCATGGTTAATTCCAACTCAGGAACAAGAATGGATAATCCTTCGTTTGAAAAGGGCTGAGTTGCTACAACTCTAATTAGGTTCTCCCCATATTCGTCGAAAAACTTTAGGCTCATATCGCCGATTCGACCATCTACGGAATCACCAACCAAAACCTTGTTATAGGCACTGACCAATGAATTAACACGGCACCGCGTATCATTTGTTGAACCACCATCTGTTATACGTGATTTTCGTTCATGCCAAAGCCCAGAAACTGTATCAAAAACTAGAGTGATATTTGTAAACGAGAATGCGACAAATCTAGCGCCGTTCTGTGAATATGACCATGCAAACGCCTGCTGAATCTGCTCAGTAGTGAATTCAGCTAGAATGTCGTCAATTGCGTCTGTGGATATTGGTTCTACGTCAGAACCTGCGAAGGCATATATTGAAGGCGACTCATTTACACCGCCCCCAATGAACATGAAAGTACCGCCACCCTCAACAATCGAGAAAGGTGCAAAAACCCCTTTAGACATGACAAATCCCTCCACACGCTGGAAAGGGAAGCCAGCTCCACCAATATTCTGAAACACTTCTATAGTCTCGCTGCCAGCTATGAAAAGTTGATTCTCATGAACTATGGGAGCAACGATGGTGTCGGGGTCTGCTTCAGCTGTGCCAGAATCCACCGCATCATAAGCAAGCCCGTCGTTCAAAGCTGAGACAATGAATTTTTTAGTGTCTGTGGTTATTACGAAAAATCCGTCTTTATAAACCACATGCTGGGGCGCACCGTTAGCGGTAAAGGCTGGATCTGTTATCTGCTGAAATGGCGTTCCTGCCGCCTCGTTCATGATAAATCCGTCACCACTTGGTACAAGGATCATTAATTGAGTGCCGTTGTCCGCCATGGATACGCGACCTGTACCTGTAATAGTCCCTAATGTCACTAAATTAAAAGTTTCAACGCTCTCAACAAGAGTGCGATCCAACCTAAACAAAGTGTCTCCATTCACAAAATATGGTAGCCCTTCTTTGACATAAGCTCCCCTATTGGTTTGGTTCAAGGTTCCGCTCGTAGCCAGGGAAACTAAGCCAGGAGTTCCCTTTAATGACATTTTGGATAATCCGCCGCTCTGAGTCGGCGCGGGATACCAGTTAACGCATTCCTGGGCGGAAATAGGCAGACTTGAATTTTCATAAAAGCCATTCGCTATGGGAAGTTCTGTTCTTGGCATTAATCTAACCTAAATACTGCGCTGGACACTAATAAATCTACAGTTGAGTCTTCATTAGACACGAAAACCTCGATAAAATCACCTGTGGAAAGGCTTAATTGCCAAGGTACTGTGATAGACGTTGGGTTGCCTGCTGAGGTGGATGACGTCCTAAGTGAATTAGGTATTGTAGTCCCATTTAAAGCAATCATTGCTCCAATTTCTACGCTGCCCCCAGAAACAGGGACTATAGTGACACTAGCAGTCATTGGTAGTTTCGCATTCTTACCCCCATCATATGTAAGTCTACCAGCAGTCGTTCCAGTAACTTGGCTAGTATCTTCTATAACCCACGTGCCAGCAACTAGGACAGCAGTCCCTGCTACGGCGATCACAGTATTTGTTGCATTCCCCTGCATTGACAGCAGCCCATCAGGTCTCGTATCGGCAATATCGTCGTTTCCGTTAAAATCCCAAAGAGCGTCATCAACTGTTACACCAGTGATAGGTGTTCCTGCACCACTAAATCTGTTTTGAAGGACAGAACCTACACCGCCAGCGTTGACATTTGCCGAACCTGTCGCGCCATCAATAAAGAACGTCCCCGCAGCCAATGAAATTAGAAAAGTCTGCGCATAAAAGGCATCGAATGTTGCTGTACCTAGATTGAAGAACGCCCCCGCAGACGTCACAGTCGATGCCGACGTGTCGAAAAGAATTGAACGCCAATTTCCTGTGAAGGTTAAGCCGTTGGTTGCGACTACGCCAGAAACATTTGTAAATCTGGCAACGCCGCCAGCAGGAAATACCCCGCCTGTAAAAGTCCCAAACACATCGCAATTATATGAGCAATCTGTCATCCTGAATATAGCGCCAGTTGGCGCGGTTACACTAAGCATGGTACCACTAGTGCAAGAGATAGTAAGAAGGCTAATACGATTCGTTGCAGTTGTTGTGCTAAATAATGTTCCTGTACCAGTATATGTTAGCGTGATAATAACAGAATCCGTGCCCTTAATCGTTGTTTTGTTGTTAAGCACAAGACGGTTGGTGCCTAAGTTAACATCATTAATGAAAAAATATTCTGTATCAGCCAATAAAGTAATCACGCTAGATACTGGCGTTGGCAAATCTGATAATTGCGTAATGATTACGGTTTTGGTTCCTGTTGCGACGGATGATTCAGATATTACTATTCGATTACCAATTATTGATAATCCAATTCCTGGGCCGGACTCAAGGCTATTAAATATTGGCTGCGTCGCAGTAAAATTGTTAGATAAAGGGAACCCTACAGTATCCAATGCAAAATTATGATTGAGGGTAATGCCATTCTCAGCACTAACGGACGATTTCACACCCGAACCATTCTCAAGGTTTCGAATCTTATTAATCGTTCCGACGATATCGAGTACGGCGGTTCCTGTTACAGCGCCTTCTTGCTCAATCGTTCCAAGTGCGCCAAGGCTGGCGACAAGATCAGAGAACGATACTTTGAAATTAGTGCCTTCCTTAACGATATTCAGAATGTCAGTTGAAACAAGAGAAGTTTCCGCAAGAAAGTTACTTATCTTGCGACCCTGCGAACGATCAACCATTATATAGTTCCGCCTGTATTTGTTTCGAGGCTAATACAGCCCGTGGTTTCTGCTAAAATCTCGGCTTCGGCATCAGGGAAGAAATGATGGGAATGGCCGTGAGAAAAATCACCCTCATTACCTGATCCAATAGGAAGCGTCCCAGGGTAACGGGTAATTCCCATAGGCTGACCAAGCAGACGCATAACTTTCAACCCTTGATCAGCGATCACTCTAATTTCGTTAGTTACTGCGCCGCTGTATTCTGGAGCCGCCTCAATAGCCATGTTGTAAATAAGCCCACGCAATGCACCAAGAGGAATAGTGATTTCATCGCCCAAACCTGACACAGCAGTATAACCAAGAGTCACACCCTCAGCATCCAAAGCGAACATGTAATTATTCATGGTAAAAATAAAATCCTGTGCCTCTGACGCCTCAATAGGAGCTTCAGAGGCTTGCACAAGAATTTTCTGCAGTGATGCTTTAACGACTTCGGCTACTGTTGCCATTTACTCAGCTTCCTCTGCGTCAATCTCCTCTTGTAGGGCTGCGAGTTCTGCTTCTTCATCCGCCTTCTTTTGCGCGGCAGTCTTCTTCAAAAGCTTCCACCCAAGCTTTTCGGCATGGGCAACAGTATCAGGAAGTTCATTAAGCATGATTTTAGTTTTGTTCCGTTTAATCCATTCTTGCATGGTTACATTCTTTCAAAGATTTGTATTTTAAGAGAAGAAGAAAGGGGCCTAAGCCCCTAACTGTGGCGGTTTATGGATTACCAAAACCCTGACCAGCAAGGAATGGGTTCATAACAGCAAACGCAGGTAGAATATCAAACCGAACTTGATTAGAGAACTTTGTGAAATCGGAACCGCGAGTTACTTGGATATGAATACCGTCAGACGTGGTGCCTGTATTCACCTGACCCTCAAGCTTTTTCAATGGGACTGTGCCAATAGAGAATGCATCCTTGTGCCAAAATAGATTTGGTTGATGCGTGTCGCTCGCTGCACCAAGAATTGTGACCACATCGCCAGAAATAGGCGCACGGCTTGCGGTATTGAATGCACCTGCACCACCTGTAGCAGCTTCAAAGACAGCAGGACCAGTAACAACGATGGTTCCTGTTCCTGTGCCGCTTAAGGTCACATCTGCAACAACTGTGGCTGTCCACACAATAGGATTTCCAAGTTGGTCAAGGACCAATTTACGGTTATTCAAGTTGAGACGATTTACGCCTGTGATTTGAACTTGCTCGCCAGCCTTGATTTCTAAATCAACACCGAAATTGTCAACAACAAGCGCCTGCGTGTATGTGTCCTTTGTGGTCAAATACGTCACATCAGGATTCGCAGATAATGCACCGACGCGATCAGCGACAGAGTCAGCGGTATATGTAGAAGAATTTGTTGCTGCCATAACCCGCATGCCTGCGAAGTTTTCATTAATTGTCGCGCGATCCAACGCACTCATAACAGCGGTACCAGCAGAGCCACCAGCGCCAAGAGAGCGTTGCTGTTCTGCCAATTCAACTTGAGTGAATGGGTTCATTGCGAAAGACCACATACTGTCCTGTGGAACACCAGTAGATTTCATAAGAGCGCCAGATTCGGCAACTTCTTTCCACGCCGTGACTGACGTGCCGACTGTGCCACTAAGTAGGGCTGTATTTTTCGTCATGAAATCAGCGAAATTGGTTTCCAACTTTGTGACCAACTCTGTTGCAGCAGGTGCAATGATTTCTGCAAGATTGTTTAGTTTCAATGCCTGATCGATAACATCGTAATCAAGCAAAACTGTGATTTGGTTCTGCACTCGACCGAATGCGTTACCGACAACAATATCTGAAGCTGACTCGCCGGTGATATCACCCTTTGCTGTTTCAATAGTGTTGTACCGAGAAGGTCGTTTAAAAGCAACGGACGTGCCGCTCTCAGGATTAAAAACACCATCCAAGAACTGTGTGTTTACCAGTTTTGAATAAATGCGCTGCGTATCGAACGCGGTTAAGAAGGTGGGCATTACCTTCTCGCGAAAATTGGACTCTACATTATTAGCCATATTTATACCTTACTTATGTAAATTTAGCACCTGGAGGTCCAAGCTTCTGTGCTTTTGATCCACCGCCGCGTAGGATATTTGCGGGTTCAGGGGCTTGTGATGGTTTACGCGTCTTTAACGCATTGGGCTTAATTGTTCCTTCGATATAAGCAGCCTGTGCTAGAGGCGTCCTACTCAAAAGATTCCCCAGTTCAATGGGGTTTTTAGAAAGAAAGTCTGCAATCAACGGTCCAGAAGCGTCATTCACAATATGC